TTCGGAACGGAGATCGAACGGAAGGCCCTGGGGATCGAGGACGGTAGGGGGAACGTACTGCTCAACCTAAACGTGACCCCCGAGGACCTCGAGCGGATGTCGGACGAGGAGCTAAGTGCCCTCTACGCAAAGCTCAAGACGGCCACCGACTAACCCCGGCGTACTGCTCGTAGCGGTAGAGCTCGAGCGCCGCCGGCGTCGACAGGCGGGGGAGTCCGGGCCCAGGTTCTACGGGGCGGCCCGGGAAGTCCTCGACTCGCGGCTGCCGGAACTCGTCATCTCGGGGCCGGCGGGGACCGGTAAGAGTTACGCCTGCCTCTGCAAGCTCCACAACCTCGCGAGCTCCACGCCGGGCTTCCGCGGGCTGATCCTCCGGAAGACCAGGGAGAGCCTTACAACGACGGGGCTCGTGACGTTCGAGGAGCAGGTACTCGGCCACGGCCACTGGATGGTTCGGGACGGCCCCCAGCGGAGGAACCGGCAGAGCTACGTCTACCCGAACGGCTCGGAGATCACCATTGGGGGCATGGACAAGCCCGGGAAGGTCCTCTCCTCGGACTTCGACTTAATCTACGTCCAGCAGGCTGAGGAGTTTGCGGAGAACGACTGGGAGATCCTAGCGATCCGGTGCAGGAACGCCAAGTTGGCGTACCAGCAGATCATCGGCGACTGCAACCCGGACCGGCCGACTCACTGGCTGCGCGCCCGGGCTACCAAGGGCCAGACCCCCATGTTGGAGAGCAAGCACCAGGACAACCCAAGGCTCTGGGATCGGCACAAGGGCGAGTGGACGGCGGAGGGCCGGGACTACGTGCTAGGCCGGCTCGAGAAGCTGACCGGCGTTAGGCGCGAGCGATTCCTACTCGGACTCTGGTCGGCTACCGAGGGGGCCGTCTACGAGACCTGGGACCGGAGCGTCCACGTCAGGACCCTCCGGGAGACGATCGGCCTAGACGCTATCCCAAACGAATGGCGCAGGATACGGGTGGTCGACTTCGGCTATACGAACCCGTTCGTCTGCCAGTGGTGGGCGATCGACCCCGACGGAAGGGCGATCCGATATCGGGAACTCTACAGGACGCAGAGGCTTGTCGAGGACCACGCCAAGGACATTAACCGGTTGTCCGTCTACCCTGACGGTACCCCGGAGAAGATCGAGACGACGGTCTGCGACCCGGAGGATGCCGAGGGCCGAGCGACGCTCGAGAAGGCCGGCATCCCGACGGTTGCCGCCTACAAGGCGAAGGGCTCAGTCAAGGCGGGCATCCAGCTTATCGAGGCTAGGTTACGGCCGGCGGGCGACGGCAAGCCGCGGCTCCGGTACCTCTCCGGGGCCCTCGTAGAGTCCGACCAGGCGCTCGTTACGGCCGGCCTCCCGTTCTGCACCGAGCAGGAGTACGACGGGTACGTCTGGGCTAAGTCCTCGGACGGCAAGCCGAACAAGGAGGAGCCGGTCGACAAGGATAACCACGGCCTCGACGCTAGCCGGTACCTCGCGGGCTACCTCGACGGCTTGGGTGGCGGCGACCCGGTTCCGGGCTGGGTAGCGATCGTTAACAAGTACGGGAGGCCGACCTGATGGCCGACCGCCCGCTGCTCTACGACGCCACGAACAGGCCGATCGAGAAGGCGCAGTATGACCTTCAGGGGAACCTCTCGACCGCGATCGCCCCGTTCGAAGGGCCGACGCTGAGGATCAACCGGGCGACCCCTAGGGGGGCGACGCCCAGGGCGGACCTCTCCCCGATGCTGGCGCTCCAGCAGATCAACCCGAACCTCTGGCCGTTCGACCCCGGGATCCCCCTCCAGCCGATTACCGAGGGGGGCGGGGGCATCCGGTGGGCACCCCAGGCCGGCTACAACGTAACCTACTCGCCCGATAAGAAGATCGGGATTGCCAACTCGAAGCTTCGGAGGTTCGCCGACAGCTGCGCCGGCATCCGGGTAGTCATCGAGCAGCTCAAGCGTGAGTTCATCGGCCTGGAGAAGGACATCCTGCCGCGGGACGCGAAGGGCGAGGCGGCCGAGACTAGCAAGGACCGGGAGAAGCTTCGCGAGTTCCTAGCGTGCCCGGATCCCGACCAGGACCTCGACTTGCAGCAGTGGGAGATGCAAGTCCTCGAGGACCTCCTGGTCATCGGCGCCCCGGCGATCTGGCGGATGCACAACTACGGGGGGGAGTTCGCCGGCCTCCGCCCGATCGACGCCGCGCTGGTCGCCCCCTACGTCACGAGCCGGGGGACCCAGCCCAAGCCCCCCGCGAGGGCCTACTCGTTCTCGGCCTACTCGCTACCGTACGTCGCCTACACGACGGACGAACTCATCTACAAGCCGATGGAGGCTAGGACCTGGACGCCCTACGGCTTCGGGCCGGTCGAATCGACGATCGCCTACGTCCTGGTACAGATCTACCGGTCGCTCTACTACGTCAACACCTACGACAAGTCGGACCTGCCCCCCGGCTGGATCACGATGCCGAAGGACTGGACGCCGAAGAACATCCTTGACTTCGCTGACGAGATGGCGGCCAGGTTCGAGGGCGAGCAAGCAGAGCGCTACCACGTCCGGTATATGCCCGGGGAGTCTAAGTACCAACAGGCGAAGCAGATGCCCGACTGGGACTACACGTTCGACGAGTACATCATGCGGGTGTTCGCCTGGCGGGTCGGAGTCTCCGCCGGCCCGATCATCAAGCAGGAGTCCATCGGCAAGGGCTCCGAAGGCCTCATGAAGGAGGCGCTGGCCGCGGGCATCCGCCCGATCAGCAAGTACATGAAGCGGCTCTTCGACAAGACGATCTGGGACGAGGAGACCGGGATTACCGTCGACGGCGAGGAGTTTCCCCGCGGCTTCGGCCTGAAGGAGTATGAGTACGGCTTCACCGAGGAGCGCGAGGAGAACAAGCAGCTCAAGCTCACGGAGAACAACGACCTGCAGGCCAATGCCGTCCGGACGGTCAACGACGTCCGGAAGGAGTACGGGCAGGAGATGCTCGACCCGAAGGAGTTCCCGGCGGCAGACGAGCCGATGTTTAAGCTCCTGACAGGTTGGGTGCCGCTCAGGTCCATCGAGATCCTATCCCCCGAGGAGCAGCAGGCCAAGGAAGAGGAGAAGGCTAAGGCTGCGGCAGACGCTAAGGCCGCGGCGCTACCCCCCGAGGGCGGCGGCGCACCCCCTGTCCCGCCGGAGGGGGACGGCGGGGGACCCGGTGGACCGCCAGCGGCAGCTGCCAAGGCCCCCCCGAAGGGCAAGGTGCCGCCCCAGCTCGCCGCCTCGGCTAGGGCAGCGCAGGGAGCCTCGAAGGCCGTCAAGGCCGATCCCGATCTGAGTAAGTATAAGCTGCGCCGGCTCGAGGGCGCCGACGCCGAGGTCGTCATCTGGCTGGTGGATGGGGACCTAGTTCGTCGAGACCTTAACATCGACTTCACGGAGGGGACGAACGAGTTCGCGCCGTCCGGCCTAGGTATCGTTCCGGCCGGTGAGGTCTGGATCGACGACGCGACGCCCCCGGACGAGTGGGAGTTCGTCGTCCTCCACGAGTTAACCGAGCGGGCGCTGATGGCCGAGGGGATGGAGTACGAGGAGGCGCACAGGCGGGCGAACGTCAAGGAACTCGTCGCTAGGCGGCAGGCGCCGGCGAAAGTCGACCTCCGGGGGGACCTCCGGAAGTGGCAGAGGAAGGCGAAGGCCGACCTCAAGGCCGGCAGGAAGGCTCGCCCATTCGTCTCCGAGGTGATCGGAGCCGGTACCCGCTACTGGGTCGAGAAGTGCCTAATAGAGGGCGACCTTGCCAAGGCCTTCCGGAGCTCGCGGGCCCACGTCAAGACCGCGGCGACCTCCGAGCGGACGGCCTACCATAGGACGAAGATGGCCCTTTGGTGGGAGCCGCGGCTCAAGCGGTTCGCGGACCACTTCGGCGAGATCGCCGTCGCGAGACTCGAACACGTCCGCAAGGTAGCTAAGGGAATGTACGATGCGGGTGAGCTGAACGCCGCGATGCTACTGCTCCTCAAGCAGACTAACGGCGACTGGACCGATCCCGACTTCACCCCGTCGGAGTACGGCGAGCTAGTTACGATCCTCGAGGGCATGTACGAGGCCGGCGTGGCAGACTCGGTAGAGATCGTCGGCGGCGGCCGGGTGAGTGCCGCGTCCTACGCGCGGAGCCGGGCGGCTCAGCTCATCGGAAAGCGGTGGGACCCCGAGCTCGGGGAGTGGATCACTAACCCCGACCAGCGCTACGTCATCTCGGACACCGTGCGGCAGCAGGTGCAGGACAAGCTCGCGGCGGCTATCGAGCGCGGGGAGGATACGGCGGGCTTCCGCGATGCACTCGACGAGCTGTTCGGCTCGGACATCCCGTCCCGGGCTTCGATGATCGCTAGGACGGAGACCCGCGAGGCGTACAATAACGGGGCCGCCGAGAACTTCCGTTCGATGGACGTCGAGGACGTCGAGATCATGGACGGCTCCGGCCTAGGTGATATCTGCGACGAGGAGAACGGGGACGTCGTCTCGATCGACGAGTTCCTGGCGATCTCGGCAGACCGACATCCCAACTGCACCATAGCCGCCGCCCCGGTATTGATGGGCGAGGGGGAGGGTGAATGAACGTAAAGGACCCGTGGACTCCGACCTTCCAAACTCAGCGCGGCCTAGGCTGGCTCGTTAAGCTCCTCCCGGTCGCCTTCCTCGTGCTGATGTTCCTGCTCTGGCTGGGGCTGCTGTAATGGCTGACTGGGTCTGGCTCTGCGCGTCCCTCGCCCTTAACGGCTGGCTGCTAATCCATATCGGCCGCTGCAACGAGGCGACGCGGAAGGCTCGGATCGAGGCGGGTGCCGAGAAGCTCGTAGCGAAGTTGCTGGCAGAGGAAGCGGCGCGGAAGTTGGGGCCGAGGAAGGTCGTTAAACTCATACACGCGGCTGAAATCAAGATCAAGCAGATGGGGCAACCCAGGGAGAGTGAGGCATGAGACCGTTTGCGAGGGCGTTCGGAATACTGGTCGTCATGGTCGTCGCAGCGCTGATCGGTTCGATCGCGGCGCAGCCGTTCATCTTCGAGCCGGGCGAAGGGAACCTCGGCCCGTTCACGCTGCTCTCGGACGCGACGTCCGGGACCGGCCCGGTCCTACACTGCTGGAACAACCGGGTACAGCCGCGGTATGTCACGCTGGTGATCACCTGGGGGGCCTGGCCAACCGCTACGGCTACCCCGACGGGGGCCTCGACGGCGACGCCCACCCCGACTACCACGCCTACCCGTACCGCGACGCCGACTCCGGCCGGGGCGGTCCAGATCGAAGTCTCTGACGATCCGAACTTCGCGGGGACCTGGGCGCCGTTCGGGAGCGCGATCACCGTGGCGGGAGTCTATACGAAGACGCTAGTACAGGCCGGGGCGCCCGTTCAGTACCTGCGGGCGAGGGTCAGCACCGGCATGGGAAGCGGCCAGCGCGTGAGCGTGACGGCTCTGCTGGTGCGGTAACGGAGCGGACAGAGGTGAGCAGCCCCTAGGGGCACGGAGGCTAAAATGAACTGGTATCAGAGAAGCGCTTACGAGTCGCTGGTCTCGAACCAGCCAGGAAGGGGGGAGGTCGAGATTTTCCGCATCAGTAACGGGGTTCGGCCGAACTTCAAAGTCATGACGAGGCTGAACTTCGACGGCGTAACCGTCCCAGCGGCGCCGGGCAACTACGGTAACATCCTCGACTGTACCTGGCTGTCGATCGCCGGCGGCGGGTCGTTCGGTGCGAAGCTCATGTTCTCGAACCCCGCGGTAGACAGCTCGGTACTGTACGGGCTGGGCCTGCGGGTCAGGAGCAACTACGCCGGGGCGAAGGTAGTCGGGCTCAACGTCTCGGTCTCGGCGAACGTCGCCAACGCCGGCCAGTTGATCGGCGGACAGTTCTACATGGACACGGGGGCGTACGCGATCACTACGAGCCTCGCCTGCTGCGCGCTGTACTGCAAGACGCGCAACGCGGCGGCCAACCCGAACGTCACGTCCTCGCTCTGGGTCGACGACGGTGCCACCGTGAAGCCGAGCACCTCGTACATGATCGACGTGACCATGAACGGGAACACGATCACGCACGACGCGGTCTTCCACATCTACGGCGGGAGTAAGGGTGCCGATAGCCTCTTCCTGTTCGACACCTGCGAGCAGGGCGGCAGCTTCCTAACGGTGACTGGAGCCGGGGGTGGAACGCGCGCGGCGTCGATCAAGGTGCAGTACAAGATCGGTGGCGGCGCATACGCGACCGGCTACCTGACGATCTTCTCGAGCTAGGAGGACAGCATGCCGGAAGAGAACGAAGTCGAAGTCGTCGAGAGGCCCGAGCCGGAACCCGAGGAGGTCCCGGCCGTCACCCCCGTGGAGGTTCCGGCGGGTGACGTCCACGAGGCGAACCTGAGGCGCGACATCTAGGAGGGCGACGATGGAAGATCAGGCGGCAGCGGCGCAGGGCGGCATCGTACTGAGCGTTAAGGACAGGCTCGTGCTCCTTGGGGTCCTGATGACCGAGAGCGGTAGCCTCGCGGACTACAAGATCATCGCGGCACTGAGGGACAGGCTCGCCCTGTCCGAGCACGAGCAGGGGAGGGCCGAGTTCGTAGACGTCGAGAGGACGCAGTGGAAGCAGAACTTCGTCATGCCGTTCGAGTTCTCGACGAGGGAGCGGGAGATCGTCGTCCACGCCCTCGGGAGGGTCGACCAGCAGGGTGGAGTCAACGCCGATAACTACGGCCTCTATCGGGTGTTTGGCCTCGATGGGAAGGAACAGCCATGAACGCGAGTTCGGAGGCAAACAGGCAGGCCGTCGCCAAGATGCGGAGCGAGAACCTGAAGAGGGCGCGCGAGGCGAAGGCCGAGAGGCGGGAGGTACTAAAGCCCCTGGGCCCGGGCGAGATTCGCTGCGTCCTGCGCCTCCCGAGGGAACTAACGAAGGAACAGCAGGCGAAGTTCGTAACCGGCGTGCAGGAGCTGATCGACGGTGGTGTAATCACCCTGCCGGACCCGAAGTGGGAGCGATAAGCGGAGGGCCGAGATGTCGACCGTAGCTAGCAGCGTGGGCGGGAAGCTCCTGATCTTCGTCCCGATCTCGAAGATCGACGAGGCGAAGCGTCAGGTGTGGGGCGTAATGGCCGAGGAGCGGACGGACCGGGCTAGGGAGAAGTTCGACTATGGGAGGTCCAAGGTCAAGGTCCAGAAGTGGTCGGACGACGTCCTCGCCGCGACCAAGGCCATCCACGGGGATAACCTCGACGGGCTCTCGCTCGGGAACGTCCGCGCGATGCACGGCAAGGTCGCAGCCGGCAAGGTCATCGCCCTCAACCAGGTGGACGAGGCCAAGCACGTCGAGATCGGGACCGAGGTCGTCGACGACAACGAGTGGCAGAAGTGCCTGAAGGGCGTCAACACCGGCTTCTCTATCGCCGGGAGCTACGCCGAGCGCTGGCCGGACCCGGATGAGCCGGGCGTTACCCGCTACGTCCCTGAGCTCACCGAGGTCTCGCTGGTCGACCGCCCCTGCATGTACGGGGCGACGTTCACGGTCCTCAAGGCCAACGGGGCGACGGAACTTCGGAAGTTCGTTCCCTCGGAGCTCGAGCAGGTATGGACCTGCGGGCGCTCCTGCGAGGAGGGCCACCACGCGACGAAGGCCGAGGCTGCGGAGTGCCTCGCCAAGGCCCTGGGCGCGGAGCTCGAGAAGGTCAAGGCCCGCGAGGACGTCAAGCCCGAGGAGGGCAAGGGTAAGTACGGGGACGTCAAGTTCGCGGACGAGAAGAACAAGAAGTACCCGATCGACACCGAGGCCCACATCCGGTCGGCTTGGAACTACATCAACAAGCCGAAGAACGCCGGGAAGTACAGCGCGGAGGACGCCAAGTCCATCAAGGCGAGGATCGTCTCGGCGTGGAAGGCGAAGATCGACAAGGATGGGCCGCCGAGCGCCGAGAAGCTCGGGGTCTCGGACTTCGACAAGATCCACAAGCCCTCGATCAAGCACGAGGGTAACGAGTACAAGGTCGTCGACTCCGACGGCCACGTCTACGGGACGCACGACAACGAAGCCGATGCGAAGAAGCAACTGGCCGCCCTCTATGCGGCCAAGGACCGCGAGGAGAAGGCCATGACACCAGAAATGCAGAAGGCAGTTGGGGAGAGGTTCGTCAAGCTAGCGGACGAGCGCAAGGTCGAGATCCCGGAGGAGGTCCGCAAGGAGAGCCTCGGGGCGCTCGACTGGCTCGGGAGCCTGAAGACGAGGCAGGCGGCACGGGCGCTCTACATCCTCGCCCTGCTCGAGGAGCTCGTGACGAGTGAGGCGTTCGAGGGTGAGGAGCACGAGGGCGGGTACCCGGACCAGGTGGCCGCGCTCGAGGGAGCAAAGGAGCAGGTGGAGGCGTTCATCACCTCCGAACTCGCCGAGGAGGACGAGCCGGGTGGCTCAGGCGCCGGCGCTTCGGTCGTCGGCATGGCGCCGATGGCGATGGCCGAGGTCGCAGGCGAGTTGATGAAAGTCACCGCTGGCCAGGTCTTCGTCGAATGGGCGGCTGGTGAAGCCCCCGAGCCGGTTCTGGCAGCTTGGACCGTCACGGACGGCAAGTGGGAGCCGATCGAGAAGTCGCTCTCGGATCGGATTAAGGCCCACATCACGAAGGCCAACGCCCAGGAGGTTCACGATCATACGGTCAAGGAGCACGCCGCGAAGTGTTCTAAGGAGGCGGCAGTCGAGGGGGAGGGGCTGGAGAAAGTAGTCGAACCGGCAGTCCCAGTTATCCCTATCGTGGTACCTCTGAAGGTAGAAGAGCCGGAGCTGGCAAAGGTACTGGCCGAGATCAACGGTCAGTTGGAGAAGATCAAGACGGAGCGCGAGGCTGAACGTACGGCCGGCGTAGAGCGGGAGTCGGCGCTGCAGAAGCAGGTCGACACGCTGAAGGCTAGCGTCGAGCGTTTCAACAGGCGCATCGTCGAGAAGGATGGGGAAGCCGTCATCGCGAAGAAGGGCGGAGAGCCCGTCGAGGGAACCGAGAAGGCGGAGGGCGCAGACCCAGGTAGCCTGATGAAGGCCGCGGTCGACGAACTGAAGAAGCAGTTCGGCGACAGCCTCACCCCGGAGATGATCCAGAAGCTCGGGGAGAAGGTCGCGGAACGGGTCTACGCAGCCTCCAAGCAGTGAGCGCATCAAGGGGACGAACACGAAGGGCACTGCAATGAACCCAGAACTTACAGCCCAGCTGGACCAGGCCGTCGAGAAGGCCATCATCATGCTCGGCGACTCGAAGGCCGGGAAGCTCCAGAAGGCCGCAAACATCATCACTACGTTGGGCCTTACTGGTTACGACCTGGAGGCACCCGCCAAGCTCCTGTTGGCGACGCTCCAGGGGTACTTCTACCGCATCCCGCGCGCGAAGGGCAGCGCCCTGGCGCGCGAGTTCAAGATCATCACCGGGGTCAAGCTCCCCGGGTCGAAGTTCGCGGCCGAGGGCGTGCGCGGGAACTCCGCCTCGATTACCCTCACGCCGTACAGCTTCAGCCCGAAGACCGTCTCCTCGGGCGTCTTCCAGGTAAGCCGCGAAGCGATCGCCGCGGCGGGGAGCTGGGATAACGCCCTTAACCGGGCGACGATGCTGGCCATGAAGCTCGGGCTGCGCAACGAGGCGGCCGCGAAGTTCGGCGGGAACCCGTACTACCTCGGGACACCCACCATCACGGCGTTCACCGAGAACACGAGCGTCAAGTCGAACAACGTGGCGCTCAATACCGGCTACGACTACTACGCATTCGTGCGCGCGATGACCGCCTCGGCGGCCCAGGACGCGCTCACTACGATCCCGAACGGGCAGGCCCTCCCGGATCCGACCGACAAGAGCTTCAGCGCGATCGGGGCCGGCGTCAGCCTGCTCGACGGGTACTCTACCCCCTCTACTATCTCCTCAGCACTGGCCGCGCCCGCGACTGACTCATCCTGCACCCTCGAATGGAGCGTCATCCCGGGGGCGGTCGCCTACGGGATCTTCATCGCCCACGTCGCGCACAGCGCGGGAGCCCCGACGATCGTCGACGCGGCGTTCGTCGGCATGGTCGGGCAGAACAGCGTGGTCATCAAGGACCTCGTGTTCACCGGGACCAAGGCGTCGGCGACCCAGGCGTACTACGACGGCGACGGCACCGCGCAGAGCAAGAACACCGGCCTAGAGAACTCAGGTGATACGAGGGCGTATCCCGGCATCGTCTCGCAGCTCTTCGGCCTGGTCGCCTCCGGCGGCACGCCGACCTACCCCGCCCAGCTCCTCAACGTCAATGGGAAGCTCTCCGCCTCGCAGGGCGACGGGATCCCCGAGATCAACGACCTCCTGACCCGGTGCTACTACGCGCTCTACCAGTCGGACGACGTAACACTACTCTTCTCGCCGGCCGATCGAGCGAACGTCAACCGGGCCTACGGCGCCGGCGCCACCTCTACCACGCTGCGGATCAACCTACCGGCCGGCATCGGGCAGGCCTCCCTGCGGGCGGGGATCTTCGTCGACGGGTACATCCACCCATGCACCGGCAGGGCGATCCCGTGCGAGACCGACCCCAACATCCCGCAGGGTATGTTCTTGATCCTGCCGAATACGATGCCGTACCCCGACACCAATATCGAGAACCCGATCCTCAGCGTCATGCTGGACGAGTGGATCAACTTCGAGTACGCCCAGACCGCACCCCGGAAGGACTACGAGAACCGCTGCTACGGCGCGCCCATCGTCTACGTCCCGATCGCCTGCGGCTTGGGGTACAACATGTTCCGAGGCTAGCAGTGAACCCGAGACGGGGTCGGCGTCGATCGCTGGCCCCGCCTCAAGTACGGAGTCTAGAGCGTGGCGGCGTTAACCACCATCGCGAGGGTCGAGAAGGTTAGGCCCCCGTCTCAGGGCGGGAAGTTCGAGGACAACGATAGCCTGCTAGCGAGGGCTACGGCGTGCCTGAATGCGGCCTCTCAGTGGTTCACGAACGCGGTCGGGCGGGATATCACGTCAGCGGCGAAGAACTACCTGCTCTCCGGGAGGGGCAACAAGGTCCTCTCGCTCCTCGGCGACTGGCCGATTGCGGCGGTCGCCTCGGTCCTCGTCGAGAACGAGGCCTGGGCCCAACTCGCCTTCGGGGCGCAGTACGCCGCGCAGGACTACATCATCCACCCCTCGCAGCGTTATCTTCTAGCGATCGGGCGCCCGTGGCCCTTAGGCGTCGGCAACGTCCAGCTAGTCGCGACGGTCGGCTTCTCGCCGATCCCGGAGGACGTTCAACAGGTCGTCGCCATGCTGACGTGGCTGCTCCTCGAGGAGACGAATAGGCTCGGGATCACGTCGAGCACGCTGGGGGCTGAGAGGATCGGCCAGCTGGCAAGGAACTCGAAGGATTACCACTTCATGCAGACGACGATCGACTACTACGGGCGGGTCTTCTAGTGCAGATCTCCATCGCCGAGGCCATCGTGATCTACCAGAAGCTCGGGCTGGACGCCCCGAAGCTGGGCAAGGCGCTGGCAAGGAGGGTCGTCGCGGACGGTACCAGGCAGGTCCTGACGAACCTGAACGACGACCTGCTCATGCGCCGGACGGGGGGCTTCGCGCGCTACGTCGCGATGAGCCTGAAGGCGGTCGAGGAGACGCCGACCAGCCTGACCGTCGGGCTGCCTAGGGGCCAGCTCGGGGCGGTCATCGGGAGGGTCCAGGAGACCGGCGCTACGATCCGGCCTACCCGGGCCCAGTCGCTCATCATCCCGCTGCCGCCGGCCAGGACGAAGGCGGGGGCGGCTCGGGACCTCTTCGGACCTTCCGGAGAGCGGGCAGAGAGCATTAGGGGCGCGCTCGCCCCGGACGGTAGCCCGTTCTTCCGGCCGAAGGGTAAGGAGGTCGTAGGAATCACTAGGGGAGAGGGGAAGAACCGGCACTTCGAGGCCTGGTACGTCCTCAGGCGGGAGGTAACGCTGAGGGCGCGGCACTGGTGGTCGAGCGGCTGGAAGTTCGCGGGAAACAGGATCGGGGAGCACGCGATGAAGGTCGTGCCCGCCTTCCTTCGGGGGACTAATCCAGATGCCCTGTAGGCGCAACGTGGTGATGCAGGACCTAACGCGGAGGTACCAGGACCTCCTCCAGCAGGCGTTCGGCCAGGGGTCGAAGGCGCAGCGCGACCTCGAAGTCGATCCTTCGGGGATCATGCCGGAGTCGACTCCCGCGTGCTGGATCGAGGAGCAGGGTAGCAGGCTCGTTGACGTCGAATCCGGCGTCTACATGAAGGTGGAGGTCCACGCGACGCTGCTCGTAGCGACGCGCTCGAGCACCGAGAACCAGGGCCTTGTGCAAGATCAGTTGAACGAGGTCGAGGCGGTCCTCGACCTGCTCTTCGACATCAGCCTCGGGATCGCCGGAGTGAGCTACGCCCTGCTCGAGGACGGCGTTCGCTCCGGCCATCCGGGCCTGAGGGGAGAGGGACAACTTGAGTACCCGATCAGGGTCAGGTTCGCGCGGGAGACCGCGCTCGGCTAAGGGAAAGGAGAGCGTCATGGAAGTAAAGAAGGTTTGGAAGTTCGAGGGGCCCGCGGCGGTGGCTCCGCTCCGGTGGTATCTGGAGCTCACAGAAGGGTTCGAGACCCCGTTCTCGCCGCACGACGTGATCTCGGAGGAGCAGTACGAGGCCGCCCCCCCGCAGACCAAGCGCAACATCGACCAGCTCGTCGAGCGCGGAGTGCTCGTCGCGAGCGAGGAGGAGTAAGACGATGCTAACCCTGAACAGCCTTGACCTACAGCGTGGCGTCCTTGCCCAGGTAGAGCTCTCGCCCTGGGTGACGGCGGGCGGTGCCGGATCGTTCCTCGACCTGGGGGCCGTCCGTGGGCTCGCCGTCGACATCAAGCAGACGTTCAAGCAGCTAGAGGCCGACAACAGCCTCTACCCGCTAGACGCCTACCCGACGAAGGCGGAGGCTACGATCACGTTCGAGGTGCTCCAGGCCGACCTCAAGAAGCTGGCGAACGCCCTCGGGGAACTCGTCGCCAAGGTCCAGGTCACGGGTGCCACGAGCGCGATCTTCCCGTGGGGGCAGCCGACCGGGGGCAACTACTGGCAGCTCCGGATCAGCGCGCCTAACGTCGGCGGGATGAAGCCCGGATCGGACACCTACCACACGCGGACGCATACGATCTGGCGCTGCGTCCAGGAGCCAGCGCTGAATATGAAGCTCGTCAGGGGCGACGAGACGGTCTACAAGTTCACGTTCCACGCCCTCCTCGACACGACCGTCACGGCGAGCGTGACCCAGGACCAGATCGGCAAGATCGCAGACACCGTGTAGCCGTGGCCGACCGGCACTTCCTCCGCACCTGGGAGCCGGTCAGGATAGGCGGCCGGAGGCTTGGACCACTCAGGGTGGGAGGCGGCTGGTACGCCGCGGTCCCGCTCTCGGTCCTGGCCGTCCAGCAGCTCCTGCCGGTGATCGGGAAGATTAGCAAGGCGATGCCCAGTACCGACGAGGGTATCGCCGGGCTGATCGCCCGCTTCCCGACGGCGGCGATCGCCCCGATGGTACCCCTGCTCGTCGAGCCTAGGGTCAAGCGGGGGCACCTCGACAGGATCACGCCGGAGCAGGCAGTCGAGGTCTTCCTGGCGTCACAGAGGGTCAACGACTGGCCCTACATCTTCGACGCGATGACGCCGAAGCCGGGAGAGAAGGGGGTTAGCATCACGGTCATGGCGGTCAACCTAGGAGACCGTTTCAAGATGGACCCTAGGGACTGGCTGCTCAAACCGATGCAGGAGTTCCTAGCGACGGCGGAGGCCCTCACCGGGGAGACGGAGCCCGAGGCGGCGCCGCTCGATAAGGACGACCGGGACCTGTTCGCTAGCGTCGGGTTCAGGGTGAACTGATGGCCGACCAGAACTACGAGATCGCGACGAAGATCGGCTGGACGAGCGATGACGCTAAGCTTAAGGACGTTGGCGCTCAACTCGAGAAGCTGAACGCGACGACCGCGCAGCACATTCAGCAGCAAGCCCAGGCGAAGACCGCTACCGAGCAGCATGGTGGCGCATTGGACGGCCTGAAGGGGAAGGTCGTCAGCCTCATCGCCCAATTCGTCGGGTTCGCGGCGGTAGTTAGGCTAGTTTGGGACTCGTTTAAGGGCGCGGTCGAGGAAGACAAGCTCCTCACGCAGCTCGCGGCGAATACGAGGCTCTTAGGCCACGCGACCGACGCGCAGGTCATCAGCACGCGCGCGTGGGTCTTCGAGATGCAGAAGGCCGCCGGCCTCGATAAGAACGTGCTCATTCCGGCCCTAACTCAGACGATGGCCGTGACGAGGGACGTTAGTTCCGCGCAGAGGCTCGTCGAAATCTCCGCTGGGGCGGCGGCGCGGGGCATCGGAGAGTTCGAGGGCAACGTCACCGCGCTCTCGAGGGCGATTGCGACGGGAACGATCCGAGGGGTGGGGCCGTTCCAGAACCTCCTCCGCGACCTCATCAAGACGACTGGAGACTTAGGGGCGGCGACGGTGATCCTCTACAAGGACTACGGGGACGCCGGAGCCGCAGTCGAGACGGCCGCCATGAAGATGGCCCGCGCGAAGGTCGCGTGGCAAGAGACCAAGGACGCGATCGGCGGCATCGTAATGGACACGGGGGTAACGGGCGAGGGCTCCCTACTGAAGGCATTCTCGAAGGGCCTCGTATTCATCGCGGGCGGCTTAGTCTACACGACCACGCTGGTCGTCTCATTCATCACGCACGTCAAGACGTTAGGCCTCGCCATCAAGGATTACCTCACCGGTAACTTTAAAAAGGCGAAGTGGGAAATTGCTGGGTTCGGCGATACGATCATCGCGGACCTAGAGAAGGCCCAGGCCCACGTCCAGAAGATGACGAAGGACGTGAACGATGCCTGGGACAAGAGCAACACCCACGTAAAGACCGGCCAGGAGCAGCTCGCGAAGGATATCGCCATCATCCGCGAGAAGATGAAGAAGCCGGAGGAGAAACTACAAACACTCCCGAAAGCCAGACCGATCACGGACGTCGACGCTATCGACCCGCTAACCGGGATGCCCTTCAAGGTCGAAGAGAAGATGGTCAAGGAAGCCCTCGCCCGTCAGGTGGAGGAGTGGCGCAAGAACGCCGAGAAGGTCGACAAGATCCACAAGGAGCTAGCTAGCAAGTACAAGAACTGGACGATGGCCGAGCTTCAAGCGAAGATCGACGAGCTTCGCGAGATCGAGGCCACGGAGATGACGTCCGCCCAGACGCAGGAGCGGATCGAGGCGGACCTCGTCAACGCGAAGGCCAAGCTCGATCAGGCGAGCATGCTCGACGCGACGAAGTTCGCCCTTAGCCAGTTCGGAAACGTCAAGGGAGTAGCCGTCGCGCAGGCGCTCATCAATACCTATGAAGGCGCAACGAAGGCGCTCTCTGCCTACCCGCCCCCCTTCTCGTTCATCGCCGCTGCGGCGGTCATCGCGGCCGGCCTGATGCAGGTTAAGCAGATTACACAGACGGAGCCGGGCATCGCCGGGGGTGCCAGCGCGGGGGCCGCTTCCGCTACCATGCCACCGATGGTCTACACCGGGGCGCCGACCGCGCCCAGCCCGGTCTCGACGACTAGCGTACAGAGCACGGTTAACCAGCCGAGCAACATTACGATCAACACGCTCACGGGCGACGGCGCGGTGCAGACCGCCAGGCAGTTCCAGCGGATCCTACGTCCTGGGTCGCGCTCCTACGACCGCGGGATCGTGAACCGCAAGGCTACGACAATAGGGGGAGGCGGCCAGTGAATGTGATCATTAGCCTCTATACCCTAGCTGATCCGCGAACTGGAGAAGTCCGATACGTTGGGTGGACATCGAAGACAGCAAAGGAGCGGCTCAAGAGTCACCTCTATGAGGCGCGTTATAGTGGAGGTACCCGTAAACTTCACTGGCTGCGCAGTATCCTTGCTGATTCCTTGCGCCCTATAATACGGACCGTGGCGATTCTCGAATCAACCAAGGAAGCGAAGCGGTGTGAGATCGCGCTTATTGCGAATTTCCGCGCCCGAAATTATCGGCTTGTAAACGGGACGGATGGTGGCGATGGTGTAAGCCCGGCGGCAGGCGCTGCCGTAGCGGGTGCTAATCGTCGAAGGATGTGGAGCGCAGAAGCGCGAGGAAGAATTAGTGCATTTATGAGCCGTATTCCTCGCAATGCCGAGTGGTGCGCACGGATCGGAGAGTCAAACCGGCGGAGGGGAGCGCGCAGCCCGGAGACGCGGGCGAAGATTGCCGCCGGACATCGCGGGATAATCCTTAGCGCCGAGCATCGAGCAAAACTCTCCGCGGCCTGGAAGGGAAGAAAGCGACCACCCTTTACGGCTGAGCATTATGCGAACATCTCGAAGGCCCAGCGCGGCAAAACCCTAACTGCTGAGCACCGCGCGAAGATCTCCGAGGGTCTCCGCAATAGCCCTTATAGGGCAGCAGCACATGCCAAGACTACTGCGGCAAACCTCGGCAAGAAGCGTTCACCGCAGACGCGCGCGAAAATGTCCGAAGCCAGGCGTGCTTACTTTGCACGCGAAAGGCTAGTTATTGCCACTCCTTTCGGGGTGCGACCATGAGCATCTTCGTCTGGAGCTACGATTTATGCCTTAGAACAAAAAATTCGTCCGGAACCCCGCTGCACTACTTCTTCGCCTACGGTGCCCCGGGCGAGATGCCGCCCATCCAGCCGGTGCGCTGCGGTCCGATCAGCCCCGGGGAGAAGAAGCAGCTCGAGCGGCCTGGCCTAGACTATAGCGAGGACCCACTCCTGGTCGGGGTGCGCTACCGGCTACCAGTAGCCTGGGAGGAGCGCAAGGAGTACGTCCGAGGCTCGGCTAGCCGCGTGCTCGGGGGCGGCGGGGTCAACGTGACCTCGCTCGGCGCCTTACTCTCCGACCTATTCACGGTCGGCAACTACCTGGAGGTCTCGGTCAACGGCGGCTCTAGCTTCAGGATCTGCTACGTCGACTCGGAGGTCAACTTCGTCTCCGTAACGGGGAAGAACGTCTCGGTCGGCCTTGAAGTAACCTTCGCTCAGAAGGCGATACGCCAGGTAGTCGGGGGCGTCGCGTCGGCGGACTGGTAACATGAGCCTCCGCATCGACATCGCGGTCCCTAACTTCACGTCGCGCCTGACGCTGACGTACACGATCTTCGACTCGACGTCGATCAGTGCGTACCACTTCTACGACGTGATCGCCGCGAGCATCCCGAGCCTGTTCTCCGAGGTCGAGCAGAACCTCTCCGAGTTCTCCTGCGGGGACGTCACCCTGACGGCCAGGAACGACGACGGGGCGTGGGACCTGTTCGGCTTCACGAGTGCGAACCTGGACCCTACCGCGCGCTACCCGCTCTGCCACTACGTCTCGATCTACCAGGACGGCGCGCTCGTGTTCCAGGGCGACGTCGACCTCAAGACCGTAACCTTCGACCGCAAGCAGAGAACCGTAAGCTTCACGGTGCTCGGCCCGCCCCACCGGCTGGAGCAGTGGACGGCGGAGACGGTGAGGCGGACGATCCCGGCACTCTCGACCGCCGGGACGATCCTCTCGGTCGGCTCGCTCGGCGGGAGCGACTACTGGGTTCAGACGAGTAACTTCTGGCTGACGGGGACGGTGGTCGCGAACAACTGCCTAATCGACAAGAACGAGATCATCTGGACGATCGTCAGCGTCTACGGCGTCGGGGTCGGAGGGACCGACAAGCTGAGGATCACGAACCCCCACCGTGCGCCCGGCCGCGCCTACACTCAGCCGGTCGTGGTGCCTCCGCCGACCGGCTCGTTTACCATCCGGCCGATGATCTTCGCCACGCGCTACGACTGGCAGAGCGACAGCGGGACGCTCAGCGTCGGATCGGTCGACGGGACTCATCAGTACCTCCAGGATACCGGGAAGAACCTCTATAACGTCGGGTGCTGGACCGGGTACTGGCTGGAGGACTCGGCCGGGGTCTTCTGGCAGATCACCGATACGATCGTAGGCGCCGGGGGCTTCATCAACAAGTACGTCGTACTAAAGCAGGGCGGCTACCCGGCCGGTCCGGATATCACGCCGCACACCTGGCCGGGGACGATCATCAACGCGCCGACCTACTCGATCCGCAAGTCGAACTTAAAGCGGCTCCTCGAGTCGATGGGTCCGAGCATTACGATCCTCGGCCTAACCGGCAAGACCTCGGCGCAGGAGGGCGACAAGCTCACCCTCACGAGCGCGAACACCGGCTCGTATACGACGCTGATGACCGCGTTTGCCACGACGGCCGCGCAGACCCAGGTCGTGGAGATCCAATTCGCCGGGCCGCACACGGCCCCGCCAGCGCCCGACCTGACCGACCACATGCTCTGGCTGATGGACGACCTCGAGGCTGACCTGCTCGCGACGGACGGCGTAGTGCTCGCCACGCCGTACTACCGCGACAAGACGATCAGCCAGCTAGCCACGCTGCTCTTCGCCGCCGCATGTGGCGGGGCGCTCACCTCGTCCGTAAACGCGCTCGCCTTCTCCGACAACGTCGTACACTACGCGGACTTCGGCGGGAAGAGCGTGGCTGACGCGCTCTCTATGCTCGCCGTGGTGAGTAACTGCGCCCTGTTCTGCACGTTCTCCGGCGCGCCGGGTGCCCCCCTGGTAACCTACTGCTTCCAGCGCCGCGACCTCGGCCTCGGCTCGCTCTACGACCTCTCGACCGCGATGCCGGACGGCACGTCGAAGATCCTCGAGCGTCAGGATTCGATGGCCTGGGAGTTCTTCTACCCGTACATCAAGGTGGGCGGAGTCAACGGCACGCAGGTGCAGCGCGGGTCGCCGCGCCAGGGCGGGGCGACGCTCGAGGTCACGTCCGACTTCATGGACACGTACGCCTGGCTGAACCAGGTCGTCGACAGGCTCTGGACCTACTTCGGCAAGCGCCGGGCGCGGACTACGGTTAAGGTGAAGGGAGAGTCCGTCGTCGGACTTCAGCTGCTCGGGCGGGTTCGGCTAGCTGCCGCCGATGAGTGGTGGGTAGTGAAGCTGTCGAGGGAGCTCCGAGAGCCAGTCGAGAGCGTTGACCTCGACCTCATTAACGCGACGGGGGTCTACTACACGCCGACCGACTACGCGGAGATCGACGCCTCGGCGATCCCGGAGCCGCCGGTCGTTACCGGCGTAACCGGCAGCGGAGCGGCGCCGCACACCGTCACCTTCTCCTGGCCCTTCCCGATCACCCAACTCCTCGGGTTCAACCGTAGGCTGTGGGGCGGCTCCGGTAGCCTCGTAACCGGGATCGCCGCGAGGCCGGAGAACCCCAACTTCTTCGTCGGCGTAGGCGGCCTGCTCACGATCGTAGGCGGCGGCGTGTTCCAGGACGCGATCAGCGCGCTCGACCTGTCGATCGTCCCCGGGGGTTCGCCGTGGCTGATAGAGTACGAGGCGGTCCTGATCGACGGGCGGGTATCGATCCCGTCGGTGGCGTATAGCTTTACCTAGGGGGAAGCATGAGCGGAACAATTCCTTCTGGATTACGACTTGAGATAGAAGAGCAGCAGGTAATGGACGCGTTGGCCATGATCGTACAAAAGGTCCAGTTGTGGGGTCTAAGGGCGAATCTCAGTGAAATGACGACGGCCGTCCATGTCCTGCAAGGTTTTGTGATTCAGCACATGCTCCATAGGGTTGACCCCGAGCAATGGAGCGATTGGTTTGGGGGATAGCATGAGAAAGATGGTTCTAGCGCTAATCCTAGCCTGCTTATTGGCGAGTCCAGCCGGAGCACTGACAGTTCGTCCGCTCACTGGCAGGATCATTACCCCGGACGGCACGGCGGTAACGGCTGGCAGTGTGGTAATTACGCCCCAGGGGAGGGTGCCGACGGACGTCACGGGCGGAGGCCTCGCCCAGCTGACGACCGCAACCTATCCGATCGTCTCGGGAAACCTCACCTGCGCAGGGGCCTGCACGATCGTCAGCCCGGCGACCTACCGATTCCAGGTCTACCAGACGGTCTCGGCGGTCGACAGGCTCGTCTGGACGTTCCAGGCGGGGGTCCCCGAGGCCAGTGGGACGATCAGCCTCCAGGAGATCTACTCCGCAGGAGCACAACCGACGATCAGCCCGTCTTATATGCTCGTGGGGGGCGATGTCGCCCAGCTCGGAAGCGGGGCGGCGACTCTCCACCAGGTCCTCTCCGCTAACGGTTCTGGTGGGTTCGCCTGGTACAATCCTCCCGGAACCGGAACGGTTACGGATGTCCTAGCCGGTACGGGATTGTCTGGTGGCGGGAGTGGTGGGGCTCTGACCCTCAACCTTGCCAGCACTGCGGTCGTCCCGGCGACCTACGGTCTAGGGCTAGGCAAGGCCGCAGGCTTCACTGTTGACACTCAGGGGCGTCTTACGGCCGCCTCCGAGCGGTCCCTAGGGATCACGGATATCTCGGCTCTGAGCGCCAGCCTAGCCCTCCTAGCGCCTATCGCTGGTCCTACCTTTACTGGGACCGTGACCGGGACCTTCGTCGGGGGTCTGACGGGGGCGGTGACGGGGAGTGTCACCGGGAACGCAGGGACCGTCACCAACGGCCTATATTCGACTGGGAGTTACTCCGACCCCGGCTGGATTACTAGCCTGGCCGCCTCCAAGCTCACGGGCAGCGTCCCGAGTTCTGACGACGGGCTCTCGAGTGCCATAGGAACGGCCCCCTTGGTACTTTCCTTGGGCGCGAAGGCATTAACTGGTAGTGTAGCCGTCACCCCAACCAACAGCGGGGGGGCGGTGGCTCTCCAGGCTTCCACGCCGGGTACTCAGCAGACTGGTAATCTGAACCTCTCGGGAACGGCTCGAGCGGCTACCTTTGTGGGCAACCTAGTTGGCGACGTTACGGGGAATGCCACGACCTCCGGAGACGGTCTGACAAGCGCCGGGGGTACCGCACCCCTGGCCCTTAACCTGGCGGCCAAGGCCCTAACCGGAAGCATCGCGATCACTGCGGCCAACGACGGGGGCGCCGTGGCCCTGCAGGGTACGACTCCAGGGACGCAGCAGACTGGTAACGTAAATGTCTCCGGGACGGTCAGGGCCGGGGGATTCGTCGGTGATATCACCGGTAATCTGACCGGCAACGCCTCGACCGTCACCAATGGGGTCTACACAACCGGGTCCTACCCCGATCCCTCATGGCTCACGTCGCTTGCTGGCAACAAGATCATCGGGGACATCGCCGGGAATGCGGGGACCGTAACTAATGGCGTCTACGTGAACGTTGGCTATTCAGATCCATCCTGGATTATCTCACTGGACGGGTCGAAGATCACCGGGACAATCGCGGCAAACGCCACGACCGCCTCGGCTCTGGCGATCGCCCCTACCCAGTGTGGGACAAACTACTTCAGCACGGGAATCGCGGCCAACGGTAACGCCAATTGCCTGCAACCGGCGTTTACCGATATCTCGGGCGTAGCGGCGTGGGTGCAGATCTCGAAGTCAGGCAGCGATGCCGCCGAACTCGGATCTGGGGGGGCCGCGAACAGCTCCGTCCTAACCGCGAACGGCGCTGGCGCTACTAGTTGGACGCTGATCAGCGGTACCTACTCACCTCCTGCGGGGACCGGCTTCGTGCATATCAGCGCCGGAGCTCAGGACGCGAATGCGAAGCTCGTCTCGAACGTCGACGTGGACGCCTCTGCGGGCATCCTCTGGTCGAAGATCAATCCCACGGGCGCGCTGCCCTCGGAGGTCGGGGCCGCGCCGGCAGCGGAGGGCGTTCAGTCGGCCTCCGGTACTGCCCCCCTGGTGCTCGCCTTCTCGGCGAATGGACTCACCGGTTCGGTGAACGACGCGACGGCTTCGACGCTCGGGACGGTGCAGCTCTCGGGTGACTTGGGCGGAGCGGCGACCAGCGTTACCGTATTAACGATTGGTGGCTCGACGGCGGCCCTAGTCAATGCTGCCGAGATCACGGCCAATGCGGCGACCGATGCCAATACGCCCGACGCCATCGTGAAGCGTGATTCCTCAGGAGACTTCTCCGCAGGCACTATCACGGCCGACTTGATCGGCTCCGTGACGGACTTCAGTGGGCCGCTCGTCGGGGACGTGACGGGCACTCAGTCTGCGACCGTGGTGGAGACCGTCGGTGGGTCTACTGCGGCGGAGGTTTACGCGGGGACCGTGGCGGCGAACACGGCGACGGCCCTAAACACTCCAAGCGCGATCGTGAAGCGGGACGCGAGCGGGGACCTCGCTGCCGGTACGGTCACGGCGGACCTCACGGGGAACGTGGTCGGGGACCTCACGGGCAACGTGACCGGGAACCTTACCGGGAACGCCACGGGGAACGCCGGCACGGTCACGAACGGGGTCTACACTTCGCGCCAGGTAATCGCCGGAAGCGGACTCACGGGGGGTGGGGCCCTCACTAGCGACGTGACGCTTTCATTAACGACTCCCGTCGGGGTAGTGGACGGAGGCATGGGGACCGACCTATCCGGCAGCGCCGTCGTCGGGGACCTCCTAGTAGCCGATTCGGCCTCCACGTTCGCGCGCCTAGCGAAGGGTACGGAGTTCCAGGTACTCACGGGGGGCGTAGCTAGCCCGACCTGGGGAGCCCTGACGCTCTCCGAGGCCAGTGCCGTAACGGGAGTCCTTCCGATCGCGAACGGCGGCACGGGCCAGACCGCGAAGGCAGATGCCTTTGACGCGCTCTCGCCGTTCGCTGCGCTTGGGGACCTACTCTACGGTGGGGCGTCCGGGACGGGGACGGCGCTCGCGGGCAACACCACGACGGACATGCAGTTCCTGACGCAGACGGGCGACGGCGCGAACTCCGCGGCCCCGGCCTGGCATACCCTCGTAGCTGCGGATGTCCCGGACCTTGACGCCGCGAAGATCACTACTGGATCGTTCTCCTTGGTCGTCGGCGGTACGGGTTCAGACCTGTCAGCTACCGGGCCGGGCTTCCTCCAACAAATCAACTTGGGCGATTCCGTGACCGTGGCGCTGCTCTCTGCGGGTGATTACCCAGTGATGGTCGGGGATGGAGGGGCAGGGGGAACTCAGGGCGCGGTACCTGCTCCTGGTGCTGGTGACACGGCGGCAGGAAAATACTTGACAGCAGCGGGGACGTGGGCAGTGCCCGCGAGTCAACCACCCAATAGCGGTGACCTAACGGCTACCTACATTACCCAAGTACCAGATGCGGCTCTCATCAATTCGCAAGCGCTCTCCGATTTGGGTTATGGTGGAATTCTTAAGGTCGAGGAGACGACCGGCATAATCTCGATCGCCACGACCGGGACAGACTATGCCCCCGGCGTTCACAACCACGACGCATCGGAGCTTATCAGCGGACAGTTAATACTTGCGCAAGGCGGGACCGGTGCAGATCTCGGCTCAACCGGAGGGACTGGCCAATTCGTCAAGCAGCTTGGCGTGGGAGATCCCATGACGGTTGGAGCGATCACTCCCGCAGAGCTGCCAGCTGCTACGGTGAGCGAGCCTGGAATCGTACAACTGACCGGTAATCTTGGGGGTACCTACACGGCTCCCACGGTAATTACGGTTGGGGGTTCTACGGCCGCCAATATACATGGGGCTGAACTGATCGCAAACACGGCGACGAATAGCAACGTCGCCAGTTCGGTAGTACGCCGCGATGCTATCGGTAACTTCTCTGCAGGTACCATTACCGCGAGCCTCGCCGGGAATGCGACCACCGCGACCAATGGGGTGAACTCCGCAAGCGGGACTGCTCCACTCACTCTGAGCCTCGTAGCTGGCGTGCTGACGAACTCGTTGGCGGTAACGCCCACCAATTCTGGCGGTGCCGTCGCGCTCCAGTCGAGCACTCCAGGCACGGCGCAGACTGGCAACCTTAACATCAGTGGAACGATAACGGCGGGCGGCTTCGTCGGGAACACCTGGAAGGTGACTGCTTCGCCCGGAAGTGGCAACTACTGGGGCGAGATGATGACCGGCCAGACGGCAGGCGAGGCGCTGAGCCAGAAGGATGTCGCCTACCTTGCTGCGGACGCTAAGTGGTACAAGGCAAAATCCGATGCCGCGGCCACCAGCGGGCCGGTAAAGCTCGGCATCTGCCCCGCCGGCATCGGGAGTGGCTCGACCGGAGTGATCCTCACCAGAGGCATCCTCGAGGTCTCGGGTTGGTCCCTCACGGTCGGCTCGCTCTACTTCGTTGACTACACGACTGCCGGGAACATCCTGCCAGTTGCTACATTCAACCCGAGTGCGGGGCAGCAGATTCGAGCCGTTGGCCACGCGCTCTCCCTAACGGCCTTCGAGTTCGAACCGAGCGTCGACTACGGTGAGAAGTCGCCATGAGGAAGGTCCTCGCCCTCGCGCTACTGATCGGCCTCTGCTTTACCGGGCGAGGCCTAGCGACGGACGCCGGGCCGAATACCGCTACTGCAGCCTCGAGCATCGGGGGAACAAAGCCCTGGGTCAACCCGGCCAATGCCCAGGCGCAAGATGGCGTGTTTACCGTAGCGACCAGCCCCTTTACGGACGACGTTTTCACTGGGCAGCTAACGTTGACTGGATTCGGTTTCTCGATCCCCTCAGGCTCGACGATCAACGGCGTCACGGTCTCTGTTCTTCGTAAAGCTAGTAAAACGACGCCATCACTCGTCGCAGATAGCGCCGTCAGACTAATCAAAGGGGGAACAGTATCGGGCAACAATTACGCGGCGGGGACCTGGCCGCTCGTACTAGCAGCCAAGGCATACGGCAGCGGTACCGATCTTTGGGGCCTGACTTTAACCCCTGCTGACGTGAATGCCTCGAATTTCGGTGTAGCCCTGACTGCGGAGATGATCTCCGAGAGCCAGATGGTGACCGGCTCCGTTGACGTCGTTACGATCACGGTGAGCTACAGCGCGGCGGTTACTCCGACCCCTACCCCCACGGTGACGAAGACGCCAACCCCGACCGCGACCGTCACGCCAACGCCGCTACCACGACTCACCGTCGTGATCGCCTCCTCGGGTTCGGTTAACGTCAACGCTGGCGGGTCGAACATCGGCCAGTGCGACCAGACCACGACGCCCTGCTACTACTCGATCAGCAGCGGGGTCGCGGTGATCCTCACGGCGAGCCCGGCGCAGGGATACGGGTTCTCGTACTGGGGGGGCGGGGGCGTTTGCTCCGGCTCCAACCCAGTCTGCTCCTTCGCGATGCCCTCTGCCGCTACGGGCGTCAACGCGGTGTTCTTGCAGCAGACGCCCACCCCGACGCGAACCCCCACTCTCACGCCAACGGTCACCCCGACGGCGACCGCGACCCGGACCATCACTCCGACGCCCCTGCCCCTTCCGGTCTTCACCTTGAACATCGCCGGCTACGGCTCGGTAGGCGTCACCCTAGGCGGCGTCGGCGTTGGTGGCTGCGACTACCCCTCCACGCTCTGCAACTACAGCGTGCCTAACGGCACGACGGTATCCCTGACGCCGACGGGGCAGCCCGGCTGGGCGTTCAGCGCGTGGTCTGGTACCCAGTGCAGCGGCGGCGGCAACTGCTCCTTCGTAATGCCGGCCTCCGCTACGGATACGACTGCGACGTTCATCGTGGCTACTCCGACTCCGACGAGGACGCCAACCCCTACGCCTACGCGGACCCCCACTCCAACCGTAACGGCCACGCCGACGATAACGCCTACCCCGACGGTCACCCCGACGCCCACGACCGGACCTACCGTGACGCCCGCGCCGACTCCGGGTCCACAACTTACAATCAATATCGTCGGTCACGGTTCCACGG